CCACAAAAGAGACAATTCCATGATCACAAGCTCCCGCAATCAATGGTTATCACGTCGGTAGATGATACCTCCAACTTTAACGCGCCACTAACCTCGATGAGACCAGCGCCACGATCAAGCTCTGCGACATTCCCTAGAGCCGCTAATAATGCGTTGAATTTATCAACCAAGCTAGCTAACTCGCCTCTGGCTTGTTTAGGGTCGTCTGTAGATGAATCCAAGTGGACTTTGGTTGCGTTACTAGGCAGTGCCATTTTTTATCGCTCCTTTAGCTGGACTTCGGACCTTTTAGGTAGACGTCGACGATTGCATCCGTCAACACGCCATCCTTATCGAATATCTTAAATTCTGCGGCTGGATAACTTCCTACCGTAGCCGACTTGGTGACAATATTAGACAACAAAACACTGGGGCTAGCGCTCTGTATTGCCGTAATCATGGCTTGCGAAATATTCGCCGCGCCGTTCGTTAGACCCAATCTAAAGTGACCAGTACCAATTTTAAGGAAATTAGCGGCAGAATAGGTGGATAAATCAATGTCATTAAAGTCAAAATCCACGAACTCGCCATCTAAAATCGTGGTCATCCCGGTGATATATGGGTCCGTGTCTGCCATGCTAACTTTGATCTGGATGTATCGAACTCCAGAAACGTTAGCGACCGGCACATAAGAGCCTGTAACGCCTCCATCGACCGAAGAGCCAGTCTTCATTGTATAGGTCGGTGTACCCCTGCCGTTGGCGGTCACGAGAGGCGTAAAGGTTGCATCGTTGCCGACGTCAATTACCGGCGTCTCATACTCTAAAGGTGAAGTCGAATCCACGATTTGAGACCACTCGTTCGGCAAGAAATCCCATGTTGCAGGTAGAGACGCCCACGTCTGCGATCCTTTTGAGGACAGCGTGTTTTCATTTGTCAACCAAGTGTTTGCGCCTAAAGTGCCACTCCAGAAACTGTCTTCCTCGACTCGATACTGCAAAGCCTCTCGGATACGTGGGTCACCTAGCGTAGCAGTTATGAAATGAGCATTAGTAGATTCATTCCCGCTTGAATCTATCATTTTGATGCCAAACGAGTAAGTCCCGGCGGAAAGCTCGTTGGTCTCGTATGGCGAAGCCCTAAAGACGTCTCTAATCTGGGTCATTTGGTCCCAAGTTGCAGACAGGTTTGTGCTGTATTTGATTAAAGCGCCACCGCCAGCGACCACATCACGAGGGAAATTAGCCGTTGAAAAAGAAAAACGCCGAGTCCCGTCAGGCAGACGAACTACCGAGAAAGACTCTATGTCGGGAGGCGGCGTATTTTTACCGTCGACCAAATACGACAAATTGGTAGCATAGGTAGACCTCATGCCTGCGATATTGACTGAAGCTACTCGAACGTCATATCTAACGCCATCCTGAACCGGTCCGATAAAGTATTCAGTAGACGAAGACGATATAACAACGGTCGTGTAGGTAGTGTCAGACGACCGCTTGTAGCCTAGCTCATAGAAAAGCGCAAAACTGTTGGGTGGCTGGACCCACGTAACATAAATTCTCGGAAACACGGTACCGTCCACGCCGACACCGAGGTATTGATCGCCTGAAAAAAGGTCCAGTGCAGACGGTGGCTTTAATTGTGTAAATGGGCTAGGTAAATTGGTGTTAGGAGTCACATCTATAGTTAACTCTTCGCTGGTCGTCCACTCATAAATCGATGGGTCAGCTTCCCTTAAAACCATATTGACGCCAAGATACACCCCGTCTCCAGACGATTCGGGCGTAAGGGTGTGCTCCATTACCCGGAAAGCCTTGGTGGGTCTAGTTAACGTCATCGAGCCTGAACCGGTCGTCGTCAGATCAATGCGAACCCCGTAGATCGCGTTGGTGTAGGTCGTTGCAAGTGCGACGGCACTATTAAGTTTAATTACGAAGTATGTCGTACCACTAACCAATGGCGATGGCAATGTGCCGGTGCTTGAAATAGTGACCCTGTCTCCAGCCTTGAATCGGCTAGTAGACGGCACCTCAATAAAGTTGCTCGCTGTGCTTACGCTTAAAACCGGCTCGGAGTAAGCCGTAAACCCGAATTTTTTATTACTCAGATAGATAATGTCACCGACTTGCGCCTGCATGCCCGTTAATTTCATTTGAACCGATACGGTTAGCTCTTGTCGTGCATCTAAAAGCGCGATTTTTGCTAAACGTTGCGCCATGTGTGGGCTGGTGCAATACTCGAAAGCTAATTCTCTGGTTAAAGTCTCCCCGTCCAATGTCGCGAGCGCTTCCGATGTGATTGGCGGGTAATCTGTGGGTTGCCAGTCTGTAAATGGATCAACGATGGTACCCTTGACCTGATTAAATCGATCGCGCATGCTACCTTTCGGGGCGACCTCTAGTCCAGCCCTTAAGTCGTCCTCATCAAAAGTTAATGTAGGCGTCGGGTAGTTAGCCGGGATTAAGTAAAATTTCCCACCAGAGTAAGACAAGCTAGCGCCTTGAGCGACCAATAGGGCGGCGATAACTTGCTTGGGTGTCTGGGAGGTGTTGATCGTGCCATTTGCCGTGTATCTTGGTTCGCCAGTCCTCACAATGTTAATGACACCACTGCCTGCTGTGGTTATATCTATGGCTATTCCGGCTCTAGCGTCTGCCAGTGTCAGCGCCAGTTTGACGTGAGTCCGCCCGGTCGGAATAACATAATATGTTGTCGATGCGCTAAGTGGCGCCGGAAGTGTATAAGCGGTTAAATAAACCCTGTCACCTGTCCTGTAGGCGATAGAGCTTTGAGTTGATTCCTTAATCAAAAACTGATTAGTTGTTATATCTACAGATTGAATCTCTGCATAAGCGGGATTAAGGTTCTGAATTTCGTCCGCCAAGTTAGCGCCCGCGTTTATGCGGGTGTCGTCTACTTCCGAAGAGCTAGCGCCGAGACCGTAACGAGTATTGGTTAGATAGTCTCGCAAGATTAGAGCCGGGTTGTCCGTCCACCCGGTGCTTCCAGATCGAGGATCGTATATTTTTTTGCCTCTTACGATGCAACTAATAGTCGGGATGCCTTGAGGGAAAACCTCACGGTTATATTCCAGTCTTGCGTAAAAATACGCTATTCCTTGCAGTCTATGGTTAGATGTCCACTTGTCGCTAGCCTCGCTTATTAGGTCCGGGTCTGCTACCTGAGACGATGTGCCAAGATATGCGCGAATTTTTGCGTAGCCACCACGACGAATGCCGTCTTGCGCTAGTACGCTCCCATACGTTCCCCCGGAGACCTTGGTTAGACCCGCTACCGGGTCGCCTTCAAAATAAATAGGCTCATCATTGAAATAGAACTGCTCATATCCATCGATTTCGTGACCAGCGATAGCGACTATCAAGTGAAGGACGTCATCGTTGTTGGTAGTGTGTAGGAAGACAATTGGTCCGCTCACCTTAATTCTGCCGTAAACCGTCCGACGCTCTGTAATTGGCTGTCTAAACATGGCGGTTCTTTGAACAGCCTCGGCATTAAAGGCGTTCAAATTGCCCTGCATTTGCTTGGCGGAGGTGTACGTTACAGCGAATGTGGCGATAGCGGCTAGAGTCGCAATGGTCGCCGTAGTCATCCCCAAAAACGTTACAGTAGATGCGGCGACGGTTGTATAGGTAATGAACGAAGACGCCGCCGCTAGGGTAATTGGATCGGCAAATGCCAAGCACGGGATTACCGTGGCAATAGCCATCAAACTGATTTGCAAAATTTTGGTGTTCATACGCGCCAACTTGTTGTACCCATTGAGATCGGTATCTGTAAACAGCCTGCTTCACTCTTGACCCAAATTTTCCTGCCGCACTCGGACACCACCCCTGTAAGGTTGGACCCGTCCGCCATTCGACAGAATACGACGTCTCCGGTTTGCGCCTGCAAAACTGGCTTAGGGTCGCCTAACCAAAAAGACCAAAAGCCAACAATGTCCCCCGTCTGGCTTTTATAAAACCGATTATCAGAGAGGTTAGCGCCACTCGATAGGACTCTATAGGCTTGGATTTTTGATTTATACAGACCCTTTATTCCAGACATTGGATCAGACCCAATTATCGACCCAATACAGGCGCCTGCAAAGCAAAAACAGTCTGTTTTACCCCATTCAAACGGCAAATTAGACCAAGTATCAATGGTCGTGCGAAGTCGGCTTTGCCAGCCATCAACCCTTTGCGCATGGTAGAACCACGGCGCCTTCAACTCTTGCTGTTGACGCCCCACGTCACTTCAGTGTCTTGGATTGATGCGACAAAATCCAAACCTTTGTCGTTTGGATAATCGAGTTTCTGGTCTTCGGGTGTGTATCGTCTGACCCTAGCTCTCTCTAAATCGATCATTCGATTTTCTACGGTCAGATTGATGGTTGCGGTCTCCGGGCTTTCGCCGATCTGCATGGTGTCTATCCGCCCCTTAAATAGCAGATATGGGTCGCCGAAAGGGACGTTTAAATGATTCATAGCCCCCAAATAAACCCGCGTCTCGTTGCCTTGGTACTGCTCACTCAGAGCTAGAGCGACCAGATCATCCGGGATGCCCGATAAACTTATTGAGATTCCAGCCGCCTTGTTTTCGGTGGACTCTGAAACGGCGCTGATAGAGCCAAGCGTACCCGTCCCGTAATATTGGTTCCCGTCAAGTGTAATCGTGCCGTAACCGCTCCATGCCCGGCTAGTGCCGCTGTCGAACTCGATTTCAACAGCCATAAATGGGCGTAACTGCGCGGCGATAATTTGATCATTTAACGCGCTGGATAGACTTCTAGCCATTTAAAGAGCCTCGGTGCAAGAAAAGCTAAATCCAAACCGGGAGACGTGGTCAGAATCCCAACCCAGCTCGGAGGCGTCCATTCTAAAAAGCCCTCTCGGGTTGCTAAAAATAACCGATTCAGAGATAGGCACGACTTGCTTAATTTGAGGCTCTACGACTAGGGTGGCTGTACCAGAGCCGTTAGTTGTCGCATCCGAGACAACCATGTGCAACTTAGCAGAAAGACCCGTCCCGAGCTGTACGTAATCTCCAGCCTTTAGGATTGTTTCATTGAGCCTAGAAGAAACTACGGGTATTTCGTGCGCGTAGACAGCGACCTCAGAGGTTGTGACCAAAGTCCCACCGCCGGATAACGTGCCGCGCGGTTGCTTGGCGTCAGGGTCCCCCATTAAAAACGTCCCTAGCCTGCCGTGAAGCCTTAAATAGAAAGCCTGCCAATATGCGGCGTTAGCCCGCTTCATGGGTGGCAAGCTAATCGTTGCCTGCCATAGGGCTAAGTCGTACTCCTGCACCTGTTGAACACCGCTAAAAGGCGATGCAGAAACAGCAACAGCTCGCTTCAAAACCCAATTTGAACCCACAATCCCGACGTTGGTCGGCAAGTCTAGCGGATATGTCTCGTATGCCATCTATTAACCTCCAAATGCCGCCGCGAAAGAGCCGCCACGTCTACGCGCCTCAGCTACCGCCTGTATGGTGTCAGACTTTATCACGGGCAAAAGAGACAACATTTCGGCTCTAACGGTCTGCGACACTCCCGTCTCTACGTTTACGGTCTGGTTAAAGACGATCTGAGCACCGCCACCTAATGCGTTTTTGGTGTTCATGTTGTTTAAAACAGAGCCAGAGCTGGATGGGATAAACAACTCAGGACCACGCTCGCCAACAAGCGTCGGCACCCCGGCTTGCATCCTACCGCCACCAGCCTTGCCACCCATGCCCGGTATCGGGATTGTCGGCAAAGCCTTGTCACCAGAAAGACCAAAGACCGAATTCATAATCCTATTGACAATCGCCATTCGGATAAACATGCTGATAACTTGTTGGATAATTGATCGGGCGAAGTCGCCAAAAGACGAAAGTTTCGTCTCCATTCCGGCTAAAGCGCTAGCCAAGCTATCAGCCATTTGATTGGCTCCGCTTGAGAATGCGTCCATTAGTCCTTTGTTAACCGTGGTCATTTCGTCGCTAACCTCGCTTAGTGACTGCGTCGAGCCTGTCAGCTTCCTTACAGCCGCGTCGTAAACTTCAGCGCTCAAGCCCAGATCAAAATAGAGACTGTCCAAGAATTCCATTTTCTTGGTGTATGCGTCAGCTCTAGTGACATCATTATCTGTAATCAATTCAGCAACCGCCGCCTTGATATCCTCGGCGTAGCCTAGGGCGCTATTGACTTCCTCTACCGCCTCTCCAACCTTTTCGGTGCTTTTGAAGAGGTTTTGCATGGCTTGCTCATACTGCTCGACGCCTATCTTGCCGCTAAAAAACTGATCGTCGACGATCGACATGATCTGCTTGATGTCTTTCGCCCGCTTTATAAGGTCTGGACCCAGAGTCTCCTTGACCAGCTTTTCAATTCGCTCGTTCTCTTCCTTTAAGGCTTTAGCCGCATCCTCGGCGGGCTTCTTGCTTGCTTTTTCTTGAGACGCGATCGATCCAACTCTGCCAAGTGCCCTAGGATCGACAAAGCCCTGCCCGCGAGTATTGGCGCGAACGACGCCATAGAGCATTTTTAACTCTTCACGCAATTGACGAACTCGCTCCAGCTCTTGGGTGTCCACAAAGCCGCCGCCACTCATTTCCTGCTCTGTCCTTAAATTGGACATAGCGGTGTCAATTTGCTTGAGAACTTCTCTGATTCGATCGGTTCGCTCTAACTCGTCCTTAAGGTTGTCGGTGCCGCTCTTGCCAAAAAGTCCGTGTCTTATAATGCTCGTCAGATTTAATCCAGCCGCGGTAGCGTCTCGCATGCGGCTGATAATGTCAGTTAGCCCTCGGGTAAATTCGACGATAAAGTCATTTACCCCGGATTTGCCGATCGTGACCGCAAAAGAGTCTACGGCGTCACCAAAGTTAGAGAAGGCGCCTGTCAGGGTGTCAGCTTGCCTAGCGGTCGAACCCGCAAATTCAGCCGCGCTTAGATTCTCTAAGTATCCAAGAATCGCCTCTGAGTCCTTCTTTACTTCCGTGGTCACGCCACCGAAAGTAAACTTGACTTTATCCCCCTCTTGGCTCGCTTTGATACCGAATTCTTTGAGCCGCTCGAATTCTCCCACGGCGGCGTCTGCGACGGCTTCTACAAACTGATCGAGAGACTTACCGGTACCGGACGCGATATCGCCAAATGCCGCAAAAGTCTGAATGGTAGGCTCTAGTCCTCGGGCTACCAGTTTGTTGAACCCGCCCACCACCTCATCTAAGGCGAATGGGGTAGTCGCCGCGAATTGCTGTAACTTGGCGAATTGAGCCGCCGCCGCCTCTGACGAGCCGGTGAAAGTGATCAGGCTAGCTTCTAGCTTTTGAAAAGTCGCATTGGCGCTTATGAGCTTAGTGATTGCGGCGCCAGCCCCAATAGCCGCAAAAGCACCGGCAATTTTTCCCCCCAATTTGGAAAAAGCGCTACCGGTGCCCTCGGTCTGTTTTTTGACCTTGTCTAAGTCTTTCCGTAGTCCACTTAGGTCGGCTTCTATGCGAACGAGTAGAGTGTCGATTGGTGTAGCCATTAGTCAGGATATCTTTCCATTAAGTCTTGTAACTCGTTACGAGTCAAAGGGGCTTTCTCACCGCTCGAATTAAACTGCCTGACGCCATCACAGGCGGCGTAGAATTCTTGTAAACTCATGCCCCAGAATTCGTCGGGCGAGAGTTGCAAGACGCCTAAGCCGATCTCTAGGAACCGGCGCCACGGGAGTTTATCTACACGTTCGCCCCCTCGTTTCCCAATTCATCCGAAACCCCAAAAATGCCGCCGACAATTTCAGCGACAGCCTTCATGGACTCAGGCAAACCAGCATCCCAAATTAGCTGATTCACCTGCTTAATATCGATATCCTGACCGCCTCCGCGAATGGCTTTATGCAAAATCGCGGATATTTCGGCTATGGTCATATTGCCCTCTGACAGGGTTTGCGCGACCTTTAGGATACTTTTATTAAGTTGACTCTCCAGTCTCGCTATCGAGTCCAGATTCAGCTTTGTTCGATACGTCTGCCCCGCCAGTGTTACGTTTACTTCCCCGCGATGTGGGTTTGTCATTTTTTGACTCCTTGGTCTCTACCAAAAGCTCTTCACTTCGGTTATTAAAATTGGTGACGCTTATAGCTGTAAACGATTTATCGCCAACAGTTAAGACGTCACCGGCTTTTACCCCGCTGTTAAACGGGACGCTCAAGACGGTGCCAGACTGGTCGGAGCGCCTAAACCCCGACCATTTGGCATCGCCTATGGCTATATCAACAGCCACCCAACTCATAACGATTAAGCGGCGGTGAACGTGATGGCGCCAGACGACTCAAGCGTCACCGAATAAGTCACTTCGCCGTTGTATTCGCCAGCGTACTCCAAAGAGGCAACCATGAAAGAGCCTTCGTAGGTGCCGAAATCAGGGATGATGACCTGAAAGTCTTTAAAGCTAGCCGCGCCGAAAGCGGTCCGAAGTGTTGCCTCGCTGGTCGCGTCTGTGAAAACGCCAGAGCCGGAAACGCTAACGGTTTGGACGCCGCCATTAGCCAACAACTCACGCACGTTGGCGCTGTCCTTGGTTGTGACGTCGACCGCCTCGTCGTTCATTGTGATGCCAGTAGACCGCAAGCCGCCGACGGTGGCAAAAGTGCCAGAGCCGGTGTCGATCTTAAGTAAAAATGCAGAGCCTTTTTGAGCCGCCATGTCTAGTACCTCTTAAGTTAAATCAAACATAACGGCTCGGAATCTCATGACACCATGCCGCGTTAAACCGTCAGCCTCCACCAAAGTGGTCTCAAACTCCTGTCTAAGATTGACTAAGACGGCATCCGTAGCGGGCAGATCAGCGTTATGCAATATTTCATATATGCGCGACATGATCTGCTTCGCTTCTTTCCTACCCCTGTACTGTGACCATACATGTAGGGTCAGCGTATGCTCTAGGGCGTCGATGGTATTCGTTCCAATGTTAGTGGCGGTGTCTTCACCGATGACCACATAAGGGAAAGCCGTCCCCTCTGGAACGTCGTCATACACCCCGTTGATAATATCAGAAAGGGCGCCATCAGACGATAGGGCGCTGTACACCACCGACTGTAAGCTGAAGCTATGTTGGCTCATTTTTTGCCACCTTTCTTACCGGTGCCTAGCACTTTTCGCAAAAATGCCCTCATTCTTGGTCTAGTTGCCTCTGCCGATGGCTGTAAAAAAGGTCTAGCCCGCATCTTTGACGTCCCAAACTCCAAATATTCAGCGTGAGGGGCGGTGGCTTGGACTGATGCGCCCAGTTTATCGGCGTCAATCTCTACCGCGATACTGGCTATCAATTCGCCCGTATCTGTCGCCGGGTACTCGCCGACCGCTGATGCTTGATGCTGGATGCCGTTACGGGTGTAAAGTCGACCCGTTTTCGTGCCTCTGGCGATATTTTGGATCGCGTGATTACGGCAAAAGTTAGCCGACTGAAATATTACGCTAGCCAAAGCCGAAGAGTATTTCGCTCTAGCCTGCTTGATCGAGTTTTGACTTTTATCAACAATCTTGACCTTGACTTTCATGTCCCAACCCCCTCGGACGCCATGACGTCTAAATAGGCGCTCCGCTCGTCCACGTTCAAGACGCGCAAGACGTTGAAGAGTCTAGCTCCATACTTAATCCGCCAAGTAGAGTCGAAATCAGACCTGTAGCGAATTCTAAATATGTGGGTGATGGGTGATTCAATCTGACCGACTTTAAAGCGCTCAATGCCTGTTTTAGGCGTCATAGAAGCCCAAACAGTAGCGGTCGTCCCCCATGAACTGACGACGCCTCCACCACCGTCCGATGTTCGTGTCCTCTGTTGCAAGTCCACTCGGTGCCGCATCGCCCCTATAGACATGGCTTATCCTCCGAACGGGTTACTAGAGAAGTTAAGGATGCGATGTGGTCGCAACAACGACTCAATACTGCTCGGCGGCATAGCGTTTCCGCTGTAATCGCCTCGGTTTTCGTAGTTAAACGCCATGTATTGAAGCATCGCCAATCGAATCGACTCCGGCACGTCGCTCTGATTGGTGCCGTACCCAGCCACATAGATAATTTCGATCCCGTTTTGCTTACGAAGATTGGTGATCCAGCTTGCGCCGTCTCTTAGATTGATCTTGCCGATCGGGTCAGACGTGTTGACGTAGTAGTTGTCTGGACTAAAAACCGTCCCGACGTCGTTATCGTCGTAAGTCTTAAAGCTAGTCACACTATGAACCGGACCGATGGGCATGGGGATGTAACGTCGTTTGCGAGGTATATCCGCGCCGTCGTACCATCCCTCTAGCAAGTTTTCCTCTAAATCTCGCACCCAGTCCAAATAAAGCGTAACCGTGCGATTGATAAATGACCGTCCGGTGTAGTTCTCCGCCCACTCTCTAGCCGACTTGATCATCATGTTGATGATTCGTTCGTCGACTCGATCCTCGATCCTCAAAAAGTCCTTGGCTTCTGCCAAACTCACCGGCTCAGTAGCGGGTTGGGTTGTGATGTTATAGCCAGCCATGACTAATCCTTATTTATGGTTTCTCTGGAAAAACCGCGTCATCGATAGACGTGTAGGTGTTAGTTATATCCCTCAGCGCTTGGCGATAAGCCGCCATTTCCGGCGTTAGCGTATTGTCGCTCAGAGCGAGATAGTCTGTCGAGGCTAATAGCCTGTTTCTGTATTCCCGCAATTGAGACAGCTTAAGCGCCTCACGCTCGCTAGCGGGCATTGCGTCAATGGGAGAAACTATAACTCCGTCAACGACCACCCAGCCGATATTACAGCCCTCTGGAGCCTCTGCAAATGTATAGAAGCTCGGGGCGTCGAAAACTCTCGGTTCAATACCAACAACGACATCATCTTTAATTAGTGCGTACATTATTTATATCCCCAAACTATGACCAATCCGTCTCCGCCATCTCCTCCCCAGTTGGAAGAATGCGCCCCGCTACCTCCGCCACCTTTCACGCCATCTACACCAATCCCGCCCAGCCGACCGCCCTTGCCTAAAAAAGAGTTGCCTCCTGCACCCTGAACGGAATAGTTGTTTGTGGTCACTAGAAAACCCCTTGTTCCATCTTGACCGGGTACCAATGTTAAGCCGGAAACGGCGCCCGGCTGTGTACCGCCACTACCACCTATACCGGGTCCCGGATAATCTATTGGAGCGGTTCCGATGCCACCTCCGCCGCCGTTACCACTCGCAAAATTGCCGAAACTGCTACTGCCACCCGCGGGACCATTTGAAAGTCCGCCAATTCCACCGGCTCCGACAACGAGACTAAAAGAGGAAATTCCGGCGTTTAGTGGATACCAGAATTTGATATATCCACCAGCGCCGCCGCCCGCTCCGGGAGTCCAAGTATTGGTCCATCCATTGCTACCGCCTCCGCCAGCGCCTCCGGCGCCCTGAATCTCGACGAGTATGTAATTGACGCCTGACGGTCTACTCCAAGTGTGGTTACCCGCCGTTTCGTAATAGTCTATAGAAACAAGTCCAAGAGATATCTGAGAATTGGCTCCGTCAGCCCGCATTTGAGGAAAGCCGCCAGCCGTTGAACCGTCATGCACCACAATGGCGTTGGTCGTGCTGTTAACAGTTACCTCGCCCGATTGCCCTGTAAATGCGTCTGACGCCGCTGTAGCGCCTCTTTTTAATCTAAGGGTTGATGCCATTTTTGTCCCTTAAGCCGTTGGTTTAGGATATTTAGCTTTAACAGCTAGACAAGCGTCTATGTACGCCTGCATTTGAGCCTGATCGCCTTTGACGACGGCGTCTAGATAATCTGTAAAGGGAGGATATTCCATCTCCCTGCGCTGGTCGTAAGGCGTCCACTCTGGGACGGTAGTCGTTTGTCGGACGTAGGCTTCAAATTCCGCGATCTGCTCCGGCGTTGGAGAAGTTGATTCTTCTGACATATTCCCTCCTTAGACTTGGGTATAGCCGGTTGTGCAGTACGCCGTACCGCTATAACCTGACATTCGGAAACCGATTCCAGTCACATACGCACTAGGGTCACACAGAACCCGTCCGGACCCGATCCATTGATATGAACTCGTGTAACTGCTTGCAGTGAAGCGAAAGTCATATAGTGTGGTTCCTGAGCCGAAAGTCGATCTGGCTCTCTCTATCTCTAAAACTGCGGTTTGTGGCACCATGTATGCCGATGGTCCAGAAACCGTAAGTTGATTACTGCCGGACCTCGTAAAGGCTTGACCATTGGTCGATGTGGTAGTGAAACGACTTT